TTTAAGAATATTAGGTTTGATTTCTAATTCTTCTGCAATAGCTTTAATAGTATCACTGAGACCGGCATTAAGTGTTTCAACTTCTTGCATGACCTGCATACCTTCGTTGATAAGGCGGCCTAGTTTGGCCTTTTGTTCGGCGGTAAACATTTTATCTGACATAGTTTGTCCTTGAAAAACTGTATTATATGTTATTGCCCAACAAAACGCAAGCCTCTGACTGATTATTTTTCGTCAATGTAGTCCTGATTTAGGTTTCTTTGTTTTCTAGCACGGTAAATGTTCAAGGCAGTTTCGGCTTGATCTATAGTAGGGAACCTTAGATCTGTGGTATGTCCTTTATAGCCGATTTTGAATCCTTCATGTTCATTACCATGAATTTCCAGGATATTTCCATCTTCCATTGCGACAGTTTTGACCGGTAAACTGCCCGAAGCAGTCATTTCTCTAGCAGGGGTTGGATCTGGTGCTGGATCAGATTCTGTGGGATCTTCTTGAACATCTTGCCCTGACTCAGCTGTTTTTTCTAATTCCTCTTGAGTTTTTTGAATTAAATCTCTATGTTCTGTATTTTTCTGTGAAAGCATATCTAAGTATTGACGAAGATTGGCACGAGTTTTTTTGAGCATATCTTCTTCGACATTACGCATAGTCTCTTCCAATGGGGTTTGAGCAACATCAGGTTCTACTGCATCTCCGACAAAATATCCCGTGGTTGGATGTTCGGGATCGGTGGGATTTTTCAATACAGAAATCTTTTTAGGTCTAAACAAGGCCGGAAGTTGATGACTTTTATTCTGCTGGGGAGTAAGTCCATGCCGAGTAGAAACCGGACTTAGTCGGCCTTCTATGACATCTAGATTCTGTAATATGCGGGCTATGTCCATGATTTACTCTCTTTCGGTTTTGAGGAAGCTCTGTAACATCCAACGATGTTTGGCCATGGCATCCAGTCTTTCTGCAATAAAGTTTGCTATACCCTGTTGATTTTCCGATTCGGCACTTTCAAAACATCTATTCAGCAAATCTATTACAGTTTGCGTATCGTTTAGTAATTCTTCTATCATTAGTCTTGCACGGGGAATTTTCTGTTGACCCGGAACTTGACTGAGTTCTAAAAATCTCTCAAAACTGCCTGGAGTATATTCTCCTAAAGTTCTTATATGTTCGGCGTTGGTATCAATAGAACCATAAACTTCATTGTAGATTTTTCCGAAAAAATCATGCAATTGGCCAAAGTCTGAACCTTCAACATTCCAATGAAACAATTGTGCTTTGATTGTATAAGCATATTGTGTTGCTAATAAAACTTTGAGATCATCTGCTAACACTTTTATCCCCTTTTTGACCAAAAACATTAAGATTTGGTGTATTAGCATATTTACCTGTTTTGGATATTTCCTGAGTTCTTCTAATGGGTTCTTTAGTTATTGGCCCCGAAACAACCGCAATATTGCCCGAAGAGGTCACTGCGGCATCACTTTCTTTGAGATTTTTTTGCATATGGTATCCTTAATGTGTTTTTGGCTAAGTAAGCTGGCCCGTCTGCATGAGTAATTCTGATATTTTTCATTTTTATAACAGCAGAAGATTCTGGTATAACTTGATATTTAATTACATATTCACCTGGGCTGGCCCTAATAGGAATATCTTCTTCTAAGTAACAGTCTGACCAGATCCAAGTTCTTTCTGTAAATAGCTCATCGTTGACATACAGTCTGTAAATTGGTTTTGGTTGCAATTTTTTGCAATGTACATCAACAGTAATGATTAAATTAACAAACTCCATTTTAGTCCTCTCATGTTGATGTCGGTTGATTTTGTTTTGCCTGTTCGGCAGCAGCATTGGCAGCTTCCTTTTCAGCCTGTTGCTTGTATCTGTTGTCAGTGATTTTGCCGTTCCATGGTTCATGACCTGTAGGGTACTTGGGTGTTTGGCTCGGCCCAAAATGCTGTATATCTGCAATAATTCTTTGAGTCTCGGGCTGCAACTGAGTATTGGGTTCTTTAAAAAGAAGTCGGCCGGTTTCCATGTCATATATAGAAATAATCCTGGTTGTGCCGCTAAATCCAATGTCTCGCTCAATTCTGACATTGGCTTCGTCGGGTTTAGGAAGAGTCGACTGACCAGGATATTCTGGTGCTTTAGGAATCGATCGAGGTCTTGTTGATTTTGAAACTTTTTCTAGTGCTGCTTTGAGTTCAGGCTCTTTAACTAACATTCTTTTACGAAGTTCTTTGTTATAATAATCTGTTGCGGTCAAGGGATCAAGTTCCGGTTTTTCCTTGAGAATTTTTTGTAAAACTCTTACATATTCCATAGTGTTATTGTAGATATTTTTATCAAATCTACCCGATGGCATCTTTTGAAATATCTGTTGGGTGTACCAGGAATCTGGACGATCATTGCGTCCTTGTCTGCGATCTTTTATCCATTCTAATGTGGTATCCATCATCACTGCAGCAGGCAAATCTTCATCAGCATACCCATAATTGGCTGTGACAAAAACATCAATGATTATTGGTCTACCACCGTGTTTACTGGCTGCAGCCCGAGCAGCTTTTTTGGCAGTGCTAAATTTGTCTGTAAAATAAACACCACCAAGACTGGGTAATTCAGCATTGCTGCCTTCTGCTCCGCCAGTCCAACTACGGAATCCCGAGTCAAACTTTAGGCCTTGTTTTAGTATCCCTCTGAGAAAGGCATCCGATGTACCGTGCATCATGTGACGATATTGCTTTTTCCACTCTGCTAAAAAATCTTGCGCTCTCATTTATGGCTCCCGAAAATCGCCAGCATCGGCAATTTTTTGCAATGTACATCAACAGTAATGATTAAATTAACAAAATCCATATCGATATTCACATAACAAAAATTTTGCCGACACTATTTGATAATGCATCATTAAACAGTATTTCTAGATCATGGGCCAGTATTTCTGTTGTGTATTTAGATTCTTCTTCACTACCGGGTTTCATATTCAAACTTTTTGTACTTCTCCCCCATGCCTTACGACCATAATCTTTTTTCTTTGGTAAAGGATTGAGTTTAACTGATCCTGTGATAAGGTACTGTGCAAATAATTCATATAAAAATTCGTATGGGCGTTTAATTTGACCTGTTCTACTACTTCGTTGCGTACCTATTGCATTAAAAAGTGCAGTATATTCTTTTTGTAAGTTCCAGTTTATTTTTGTACTGAATATATTATTTTTTTCTATGCCATAGAAATCTTTTAATAATTTATTAATACCCCTAAAGAAGTGTTGTTCAGCAGCGAGCCAAGCATTGGTATCATTGTTTGTATTGTATCTTGTGCCTGCTTGTATGGCATGACCAAATCTATGTGCCATAATCCAAGGGGTCATCATTACCTTATCTGCACCGTAGTTACCAATGAACAATATGGTAATTGTGTCTTCGCTATTTTTTAATATTTGCTCTGCGTCTTTACCTAGAATTTTTCTTATATCTTCTGCGGATCGAGCACCGGTTTCTCGCTGACTTCTCAGCCCTGCTTTATTAATAAAGAAAAGTCTGACATCGTAAGGTATACGGGCAAAGACTTTTTCTACTTTCTTCATTGTAACAGGATGTTGAATCAGCCTTTTATCAACAGGTTTAAATTGTCCCTGGGGTTTATCAAAATCCACAGGAACATAGTCTGTTAGTGGTGCTTCCGATAAAAATTCGGTAGCTTTCATTATCCTCTCCACCTGGCATAAAGCCCATTGTCTGTGCCACCTTCTTCGGGATGACGAGCACTGTATATTGACAATCTTTTATTTAATGATTCTAATTCATTACGATTCACATTGCCAGTCACAGGAAATCCTACATAAGTTAAAATATTGTCGCCGCCTAGCTCCTGACCACCGACTCTTCTCAGTGACGTGATTATGGGTTTATCGTCCCAGTCATAAATTTCGTCAGGTCTATCACGATTTTGCCATGACCTAGTCCCTACTGTTGTATACCCTCGAACTTCGACTCCAGGTATTCTTGCCAATCTCTCCCACATCTTTCTGGCACTGGCAGTCTGTGTGTCATCTGCCAATATGGTCATACCCAATAATTTCATAGCAATGATATAGAGTGTTTGTCCTAGTCCCAGTCCACGATATTCTCTGTCTCGTCCGACATTGGCAACTCTGTAGGCATTAGGTAAGGGAAAATTGGATTTTGCTAATGCCAAATATCCCACTAATCTGACACCACCTGTGGGTGGCTTCAAGTCATATAGTTCAATTTTGTAGTCGCCACCTGTGAAAAAGGTCACACCCTTGCCTTCGGTGTACCCGAATCGATCATTGTCGGGCAACATTTTTATACGATTTCGAGTCTTTGAGTCTATGTCTACATTGGCATAGTCAAGGTCATTGGGGTCATCTGGTCGTCGTTGTATTTCTTGAAGTTTAAATTCTTCACTAATAGATTCATTTTTATTACGACCTTGGCAATGTGCCCGTTGGCTAAATCCTTTTGGGCGATTGCAGTCTATGGATCTTTTATATTTTTTGCTCCACTTTTCAGTCAATTTTTTTTGTTTGTTTCGAATACTGTGAATAATGTCTGACAGGGTTTTTTGTACCTCGGGCCTTAAAATTAATTTTTGTACCCCATGATGCAAGGGTCTAGGCCAACTGTCAATGTCAAAAAAATCAAACCATTTATGATCTTGTGTTTCTTGATCTAATACTGGTTCAAACTCTTTATTGACCACAGTGGCAAAATTAACATAGCGAAATCCTTGGTCGTCTTGGTATATCCATAAAGGTATACACAGTGTTGGTCCCTTGTAACCAGACTCTTCCTCTAACTCCCGCACTGCAGTTTCTTTGGCTGATTCTTGATCTTCTCTATGACCTCCCCACATACCCCAAGTATTGGGATCTTCTGTATGACTGGCTCTGAGTGATAGACAGATATTGCCGGTATCAGCAGATATCAAGATACTGCCTGCACCAGAATTTTGTTGTGTTTTTGATAAATCAATGTCTGTGATTCTCATTTTTTCGTCAGCCCCGGCCGAAGTCATGCCGCCCCAGCCCTTTCATGTTGGAAATATGTTGCCCTAATTTATACCAATCGTAGACATCTGACACATCTACTTTGACAGTGCCCTTGGGCATAGTGGGTTTTTTTTCTGGGCCCGAAGGTCTTTGATTGCCTAACTCATCTAACTCGCTGGCAGACCATTCACGCAAATTAGATTTTTCCTTCATAAGAAGGTCTGGTTCGCCATTGGGCCCTGTTTGTAATCTCAGTCGATTGGCCTGTCTCCCTGTTTCGCCGGGTCTGACATCTTTGGTCAATGCAGTGAGAAATCTTGAATCATTTTTTTCTGCCTCAGTGGGTATATATCCAGATGATTCCAATGTTACCTTTTTAAATAGTTCAGGTCGCTCGTCTGCCAAATGTCGCATTATTCTACCAGCTAATGCGTTGGCTTCATCTTCATGTCTGCTTCCAGTTTTCCCTGCATCAGGTGGTAAATCACCTCGATGTTTTTGAGCACAATGCACTAATTCATGTGATAAAGTTCTAATTATATCTAGTATATGTCTATTGCTAGTGGCAATATGCAAAATGTTGTCGTCGGGGTCATATCGTCCAAAACTACCAGTATTTTTAGTCCAATCGGTGTCTCGATGTATAATGAGTTTTGGCTTATTGATAATTCCTAAATCATGGGCTATTTGATCAGCAAAAGTCAGTATCAGGTCGGTTGAATCTATATTTTCATTTATTTTGTTTTCACCGGGGCCAGATTCACCACTATCATCGGCATTAGAAAAACTGTATCCAGGATACCAAAATCCTCCGAATCCATATTTGATTTTTGGTTTCTTTTGTTTTTTCCGTTTCCTTTCTAATAAACTCAACTCTCGATCTCTCAGTTGATCTTTTTTATTTTTTAATTGTCCAATTAATCCAGCTGCTCTTAATAATTTGAATACTAAATTCTCCACACCAAATTCGCCATGTTCGGCCAGGCCGGCACTACGCATATTTTTGATTTTATTAAATAGGTTTTTGATTTTTTCTAAATTATTGGATTCTAAAGCGGTTTGGATTCTGTTTTCCAAATCTTCAAATTTACTTTTTACACTGTCATCATTGATATTGGTTTTAATTTTTTTTGGGATCGATAGCCACTGGTCGTTTAGTACACTGTAAATGCCAGTGCTGTAGTGTGGTTTATTGGCATTCTGCACATACAACTCTACATCATAACCACCGATGGTGATATTGTGTTGGTCGTTGTATTGATATTTTTTAGCATCGAAAAGTTCTCGATAAATTTCGCTGCTGTCGGCCTCGGGCAAATCAACTACAAGATGTAAGTCAATGTCGCTGGTGTCTGTGTAGTTATAGGCAGCATTACTGCCGCTTATGGTGATGTCTTTGAGACCAATATCGTCTATGCCCAAAAACTCACTGAAGTCATCGGCTATGGTAAGCAGTGCTTGCCTGACTTGTGGTCGTAAATTTTGGTCTTGATCCCATAGCACAGGATTAAGCTCATCATGAAATTTGAGATAATCACTTAATTTCAAAGAATGCAGTTCATTTATATTCATATGAACTGTATTTATGAGAATTGCAGATTAGATCATGATGATTTATAAATGATTTCGGGATCGGCTTCAGTGACTGGTTTTTCCACTGCCGCAATGGCAGCATTTTCGTAAATGGGTTTGAGATCGCGATAGAGTTTTTCCTGCGCCATATAATCAAAAGTATATGTGCCGGTGTGTTTGAGTAAAATTCTACGATCCACAAATACCTGTCCGCCTAGGTCGCGCCAATTTTCGCAAAAGGCCCAGTCCTCACTGTAGTAGCGATTATTGCGGACCACAGTGGTAAAATAGGTACGCAAATACTGATCAATGTCTTTTTCCAAACCCACATCATTTGAAAACGGAACCACATCACTGTGATTGTTGAGTTGATCAAAAACATGTCGCTTGATTAACATAAATCCAGTACCAGTTTTACTGACTTCAACTAGACCATTTTCGCTGTTGGGATCACTGCCGGGCAATCCATTTACACACCATTTGACTGGTATGGTCTTCATGGGATAGAGACCGCCAATAACATCAACATCATGATTCAAAAGAGCCAATAAATGCCAAGGTTCCCAACCGATGTCTGCATCAATAAACATGAGATGTGTGCTGGACTGAGTCATTAAAAACTTGGCAGTCAAGGTATTTCTAGCACGGCAAATCAAACTTTCGTTGGTCATTGTTTCTAGAGTCCAATCTATGCCCAATTGTCTTGCTGTATTGGCCCATTTGATGTAACTCATAAATGTGCTTTCGGTCAGCATACCTCCATAACAGGGCATACAAATATGAACTCTTGTCTTTCGTATTAGTTCTAGATTCAGTTTTAGTTGTGTTTGTTTGGTTTCGGACATGCTTTCCTCTATGATATTTGATATTTAATTCTAGCTGGCACAATTGATTTTTTTTCTGCCATTTAATCCTCTACTGCCAACCCTCTATTGATCAGATCAACTGCCAAATTGGTCAACTTGGGGTTTTTGGCTGTGACAGGGTACATACCATTCACTAGAATTTTCTTTTGTGCCAAACTCATAGATGGCCATTGGCAGCGAATTTCTGTGGCCGACGACATGCCAGGTCCGAATTTCTGTACTGGAAGATAATCTAAATATGCCTTGACAGTCATTGGCTCTAACCTGTGCTCTTGTCCGGTAAGATAAGTCAAATAGTCGCTGACTGGTTGACCGCGTCGCGGCCCCTGGGTGACCAATGGCAAGTTGCCCTGCTTGTCTCTAATGACTGGTTGTGGTTGTTTACTGCGATCTTTGTTGCTTCTGACAAGTATGCCAGGAACTGTGTCTGGGCTGGCCCACAACCTTGACAAAACAGCAGGATCTTGAAAACTAAATTGTTTGCTGACTTGTATGAAATCATTTTTGTGTACCCCCGCCAGTCTGGCAAGGGATCGTTTGATTTCAAACGGAAAGGGTCTTTGACTTCGGTCGTCGGTGGCACCTACCAACACCAATGCATTGGAAAATTTTTGCTTTGCTGCAAAATACAGAGCACGATGCCCTGCATGAAAAGGGTGAAAACCGCCTGAAATTAATACCAGCATATTTCATGTCAGAATGTGGAATAAACTGTATTATAGCACAGTACATGATAGTTGTCAACCATATTATGGTTGCAGGGCCACTGTAGGTCAGTTAATAGACTGCTGTGATTGAGTCAATGTCGCCGTCGATGAAGTCAACAATTCTGGCTCTTAACCAAGTAAAATTGCCCGCTATATTAGAAGAATACACACCAGACCATTGTGTGCTGTAGTCAGCCCCAAAACTGTCAACTTCTATCCAAGTTGCTGTTTCTGGATCTTGGTCAACTGTGGCTTCTATCTGTACTCCGCCTGTAAACCCGTCAAACCTGTAAAAAATAGTTTGTAAACTCCCGCGACCCAGATAATAGTTGGCAGCAGGCTGTGGATTACCGTAAAAATCCATGCTGCTGCCATCATAATTGCCAGATGGCACCCCGTAGACAGTCAATGGTAATAACACTACAGTGGTCATGATTCTTTGATAGTTTCTAACTCTACCACACAGCCCACAGGCACCAGCTGCTCACTGATTTCTTGAACCGCTGCCAATAACTCTGCAGAAATTATGTCAGTGCTGTCAGAGTTTGCTTTTACCAGTTTACTGATTTTGATTATAATTACTTCTTCATGAATTTTAGCCATACTGTTATTTAGCCTTTATTGCAAATGTCTTGCGTACCAAATCAGGCATGATGAGGTTCAAAAATAAAAGAATTTTTGAATCAGAATATTCAATAAAATCAGATCTTGATATATACTTGCTGCCTTTATAAACCCTGTTACTATTTAAACAAGTCAGCAATCTTTTGTTGGGTCGCAGAGTTGAACTGTTGTTGATTAAAAAACTCAGCAGCAGTTGACCTGCTTCTTTGGTTATTATTTTATCTTTGAGATAGGCCCTTTCTGCATGAATGGGATTTTTTAGATAGACATAGTTTTTATCATATATTATGTCAACTTCGTTGACATATAAAACTTTTTCTTTGCCTAGAACACTGTCTGTGATGGCCAACATATCTTCAACAGTTGACAGGTACACATATACACCACTGCAGTTTGTGACGATTTTATAGCTAGATTTCATGCTGTCCAACAAATCGCAACATTCATGTAGTTGTGATATCTGTTCTGGTGTGAGTTTATTTCTTGTGCTCCATCTATTATAGAAACCAATTTGATAATCTATTTGTTTATGGTTTAGAGATCGAATACAGTAGGCACCGGGCATGTAAAGACCTATTGCATACTTGAAATGACCATAATACAAGTCGTTGCGTTTATGTTTTTTGATGTCTTGCATTTTTCTTGTTTGGTTTCACAGTGATTGTGGTTTCGTTATTTTTTATGTCTATAAGTGTTTGACAGTTTTCCAAATTCTCAAATAAGATTTTTTTAGATAACGGAACTTTCAACATTTGATCAATTTTTCTTGCCAATGGACGAGCCCCCATTTTACTGTCATATCCTTTGTCGGCCAGATAGTCAAGAGCAGTGTCACGAATTGTCACCGAAATGTTTTTGGCCAACAGTTGATCTTTGAGTTCTTTGACGAATTTGTCAACAATTTTTCTTACTGCAACTCGGTCTAACTTTTTAAATTTGCAAATTAGATCTATTCGATTTCTCAGTTCGGGTTTGAAAAAATCACGCATGGCCTTGTCCTCGCTGTCGGTTTTGGCCAAGTCAGTGGAGAAACCAATATTGTTCAGTTCATTGTCCTGACTTCCCAAATTACTGGTCATGATCACAATGCAATTTTTTAAATTCACCCGTTTTCCATTGTTGCCAGTGATTGAACCTTCATCTAAAATTTGCAAAAGAATATTGCTGACATCGGGGTGAGCCTTTTCGATTTCATCGAATAATAAAATACTATAGGGATTTTTGCTCACATCACTGATCAACTTGCCACCTCCTATATTGCCATCTTCGAAGCCCACATAGCCCGGTGGTGCGCCAATCAATGAACTCACAGTGTGTTTTTCTTGAAATTCACTCATGTCGTATTTGAGCAGTGGCATGTCAAGATTCTGGGCCAATAGTTTGGCTAATTCTGTTTTACCAGTGCCAGTGGGGCCCAAAAACAAGTAACTGGCCATTGGCTTGTTGACATTGCCCAGACCTGAGAAACTGACATAAATTCTTTCCAAAACCTGGTCGATCACAGAGTCTTGTCCGTAGAGAGCCTCTTTGATTTTGGTATCCAACTCTGAAATATTGCTGCTGACTGTGTTTTGCAAGTTGTCCAACCCGATGCCAGTCACGGAACTGACTTGTTCGAAAATTAATTCTTTGGTGACAGTGACATTGGACATGCCTAGAGCTCGCTGCCTGGCACAAGTGGCATCCAATAAATCTATGGACTTGTCTGGATTTTTCCTGTCATGTATGTAGCGATGACTTAGATCCAGAGCTGTCTTTATTGCTGAGGTATCAATTAAGACATTGTGAAACTCTTCCAATCTCAAACTGACACCATATAAAATTTTCTCTGTGGTCACAAGATCGGGTTCATCGATGGCAATTCTATGAAATCTACGCATCAATGCACGATCTTTTTCAAAACTTTCGTAAAATTCTTCCCATGTGGTGCTGGCAATGACTTTGAAGTTTCCTTTGGTAATGGCAGGCTTGATCATGTTGGCAAAATCTAAACTGTTGTTGCTGCCAGCACCTGCACCACGCATGGTATGAGCTTCGTCAATAAACAAAATACAATTCTTTTTAACCTCTAATGCACTGATAATTAATTTGAGTTTTTCTTCAAAATCACCACGGTATTTGCTACCGGCCAATATATTGGCCACTTCCAAGTTCCAGACTTCGTGACCTTTTAAAAATTCCGGAACAGAATTTGTGTGTATCTGCTGAGCCAACCCTTCTATGATACTGGTCTTGCCCACACCGGGATCACCAACCAGTAAAATATTAGATTTAAATTTTCTAGCCAACACAGCGATCATTTCGTTTAGTTCGTAATCACGGCCAATCATGGGTTCGAGTCGGTTTTGTGCTGCCAGTTCGCTGATATTTGTACAATACTCTTGCAATATGTCAGTGGCCTGTTTGCTTGAAATGGTATAAGTATTTTGGTAATTTTCTTGACAAAATTCCACAAAATCCGATTTGGTAATGCCATATTTGAGAAAGAAATAATGTGTATGGCTGTTGATCTCGCCCATGAGAGAAAGATATAGATCTATTGTGGTAATGGTTCTACGGCCAGTGAACAGTACCTGTGTCAATGCTCTGTTAAAAGTTCGTTCTAGAGCATTGGTTTTTTTGGGAGACACGACATTGTGTTTTACCAGACTGGTCAAACCAGTTAGATAATCAACTACTTCTTTTTCGAAATTTTTTATATCTGCACCGAACTTTATTAGAATATTTCTAAATGGTTCGTGTTGTAACATGGCCAGCAGTAAATGTTCAGTCAGCACATACTCATGTTTAAAATTTCTAGCCAGTGTTACACTTTGCTCAATGATTGATTCAATCTCTGGATTTTGCGATGGATTCATTTTTTACCTATTTTTTTAATTTTATAATACTGTATCAGCATTGTCAAGCTTGATTAGAACCATATTCTTGCCTTATGGCATTCATGATGTTGTCGGGCACGCTGTCTGGCAGCTGGGCTCGAATCTTCAATAGTATGTCTCCTCTGGAATTATCAGAATTGTGGCAGCCACGACCTCTGATTCTCATGGTAGTATCGGGTCTAGTCATGGGCGGAATGGTAACAGAAAATTTTGATCCCACAGGATCCTCTACTAACTGTTCTCCTCCGCAAATCAGTGTCCATATAGACACTGGGCAGTCGGTGATCAAGTCCGAATTAGATTTCGTCCAAACTGGATCTGGCTTTAGTCTAAAAAACACTACTAAATCTTCCTGCTGCGGCCCCAATTTTTCATAGCGAACTGCCTGCCCATCATCCAGTTTGACTGGGATATCTATTTCTACATTGTGTATAGCACCTCTGCCGGTGACCACGCTGACAACTTTTTTCTGTGGAGTCAGCAGGTCGCGCAGATCCAGCCAAAGACTAATTTTGGTTGTTCTGGGTCTGGTTTCTCGATTAAAAAAATCAAATGTGCTATGCAAATTTTGATGAAAAAAAGGCGGACTGCGATCAATGGGAATATCACTGAATTTTTTTTTACTTGTGTCGCTGAGATTTTGATATGCAGTCTGTATTTGCTGAAACTTTTCTCTATCACCGCCGTGATCAGGATGAAATTTGCTGGCTAATCTGCGATATGCCTGTTTGATTTCATCCTGTGATGCCCATGGATTAACGCCCAGTATGCTGTGATAGTCTTTCATTTTTAGTAATTATCAAGAAAGACCGCTGTATTATTTTTTAGGTATTTCGGTACCTTCGAATTTTTTATGAACTTTGACTTCACGGCATTCTTGTTTGGCTGTACCATCTTTGTTTTTAACAACATTGCCAGATTTATCTTTGGCATCAACACAGACTTTTTTTGTCTCGGGTTTTTTGTCATCTGCATAGACAGGCAACATTAAACCAGCAACAAAAACCATACCAATAATTTTTTTCATTTTGATTCCCTTTCATTATGATTTATTTTGGGCATAGTGGCAATTTTTTCTTTGCTACGCCACCAGGCAGTGATACCCAAGATGGCACCCATGGCCATATGGTATAGCCCTGCTCCTTGCAGTGTCAATGGTTGCCATTGCTCGTCGACCTTACCAAAGTATACTGCCTGTAATATGCTCCATAGCACAGGAAATATTATAAAATCACAAACGCAAGTTGCAATGTAACTCCATCCAATGGCAGGTCGCCATTTGCGATTAAACCAAGTTTCGTAATATGTGTCCATTATGGTCGTCCCGGTGATTTTGCTGGTTCGTAATATTCTTTGTATTTTTCAATAATTATTCTTTGTGTATTAATGAGATTTCTCAGTTCAGCGATTGTCACTGCCAAACTTTGATAGCCATCGCTGGTGAGCCCAAACAATACAAGATTTTGTTCTTTGGCCTGCATCTGTTTAAATACTTCTTCCCAGTTTTGTGGAGTCACTACTATCCAATCAACAGGCCTTAATCTCAATGGTTGAGGATTATCTAAGTTCAGTGGTGTTTTTTCCAATGGCACAGTTTTGACCTCGATGGGCTGAGTCTTGGGACGAAACATGCTGCCAATGCCACAGCCACTCAAAACCAAACTAGCGACCAGTATTAGGCTGGTAGTTTGGATTTGCAATTGCAGGGCATTCTTTGTTGATTTCCTCAGGTTTGGTTGCATTTTTCTCTGCCTCGGTTAGCGGAGCACCGCTGGCTATTTCCAAGCATCGCAGTGCGTTAGTAGAACCACGATTCACTGCTCGCTCAACTGCAGCAGGCTTTTCTGCTGCAGCTTTGCCCCAATCTCGCTGTTGCCCGTTGGCTGCACGGTTAAATCTATCTCGCAGTGCATTGACATCGTTATTTTGTCGTGTAATTTGATCATTTACACTTTTTGTTATAGCTCTTATCTGTTCTTGCTCTATACGCATTTGCTCTAAGGCTGCTTGTTGTTGTTCCACAGCTTCAGCTAATTTTTCTGTGTTGGCTTGACTGACAGCTAGTTCTTCGCGCAATCCTGTGATCCACCAAAAGCCTATTGAAAATAACACAACAATTACCAAAGCCGCTATTGCTTTAATAACTGTACCGATTGGCAATGGAAACACTTTTAGTGTTCTCCCAAGATATGCAATGCATGGGCATAATGCTTTTTTCTGTCTTCTAAACCAATGGTTCCTCCATTTATTCGTTTGGTCAATGTCAATATATCTTTTTGATCAGCCCATTGATTTAGTTTATTTGTT